CGCTAATGATCGCGACGAAGAGCTTAATGATATTGCCTTTCTCGCATCCCAATATAAGTCCACAGAAATTGCTGCTGCATTGAAGAAATCTGCTGAGGTTGTTAATAATCTTACCTTGCCTCAGGACATCAGGATTTTCAATGCATGGCTTGACAGTTCGATGCTTGGATTGACTCCGTCAGAAGGTGTTTTACGTCCGCCTTTAAAAATCCAGCGTCCGAGTCCTATCAACATCATTCGACCATCTGTCTCTGAGCCGTTACCTGTTTTGGCACCCATCATTGCAGAGACTGTTATTGATGTGTATGATGAAGCGACTTCTGACGCGTACATATTTCCTTCGTTGGAAAACCTACCTGTTGACGCTCTTAATGTGGATGCATCGGAAATTCCACCTGTCAACGCTGTTAATGCTTATCCCGCTGTAGGTGCTCGTGCGCTGGTTCTCCGAGTGTTTTCTAACATCGTCAACATTTGGAACATTTACCTCATTTACGTTTCATTAGTCTTGCGGTATTTATGCTCCAAGTTCTCTGCAGATGCATCACCCAACTACAACTTTCGACCATTGCACTCCATTTATGCAAAGTTATCTTCTGGGTGTAGCTGTTTTACATATACATCTGCAATTGAACATGCGCGAATACAATCCGCTTGTGACAAACTTGTGTGCTTGCTTTACAAGACTGAGGTCTCTGTGGCTGAAATCAACGTCCGAGTCACACCTGATGATAATAGACCTGTTGCGGTCCAGAATTCTGAACGTACTAAGGCCGACTCATCAAAGCTCACATGCTTTCAACTACATGCTTATTTCCCTACCCATTATCTTTGTTTTTCATTGTTACTGACACTAACAACTACATTATGTTTCTCTCATTCGCTTACCATGTTATTAAACATGATTATTGTTAATTGTCTTCTCACCGTTGGATTGTTTTCAACGGTTAAGACTAATCTTGCTTCCATCGCTTGTCTAGTGTCATTATTTACTCCACATGTTTCAATTTTGCTCGTCTGGTTTACGACACTGTTGTTTTTGATAACCGATGTCAAGCCTGTAGTCCGTGTCTTGCACATTGACAACGGGTTATTTTCCTCGTTGAAAGTGAAACTTATTGATGCCTCTTATGACACAGCAGCTGCTAGCATTGGGTCCTTAATGAAAACTTATGCTGTTCATGATCTTCGTGATGATAACGTTAAATGTATGGAAGATACTTATGCTTTTGCAATGAAGTATTTTCAACATCTGCCAGGAAAATCCCAACCGGCAAGTCCTGGGTTGAAGGTTATACCCATAGAGACTTCTTATTTTCCACACCACAACTTGCAGAGGAATTCCGTGTCTTCAATTTACACGTTCCTCAAGTGCGTAGTGTTAATTATTGGTCTCTATCTAATTTACAATTCTACCCTTTTGTCCCAATTAGCCCATGTAGACATGACCCCGATTTTCAAGTCATGGCAATGGCTGGTCGTCTTGGTCGAGCCTTACCGCCTCCGACTTATGACCGTGATGCTTTCAGGGCATCTGTGATGAGGTACATCACAACACATTTCAAACCATTAGAGGAAGAACCTGATTTTATGCTGTGGATTCAGGAAGCCCCTTATAATGGTCACCGAAAACAACAGCTTATTGAATGTTATGATAAACTCGATCATAAGGCGCCCACACCTAAGCAATGTCGTAAAGTTAAATCTTTTGTTAAGTGTGAGTCTTATCCCATGCCTAAATTGCCTCGTTGGATTAACTCTCGTAGTGATTACTTCAAAGCCTTTTCTGGGCCTTGGTTTCACGCCATTGAGAAGGTCGTCTTTTCTGATAATCATTTTGTCAAGATGCGACCTGTGTCTGAGCGTCCACTTATGATCAATGCACTCAAAGACTGCGGTAAGAAATTTATTTCCACCGATTATACCGCCTATGAATCTCACTTTATTCCTGACTTTATGGAGGACTGTGAGTTTTTGCTTTACCGATATCTCTTATCTCGGTTCCCACAAACCGCCGAACTTATTTGTTCTTCCCTTATTGTCAATCACGGCTCCACACGCAATGGAGTTTCCTTTCAATGCAAAGGCAGACGCATGTCTGGTGACATGTGCACTTCTCTTGGCAATGGTTTCACCAATTTAATGTTATGGAATTACCTTGCAGAGGTCAAAAACATTAAGTGGAGTGGTTATGTCGAAGGGGACGACGGGATTTTTGCAGTTCAAGACAAATATCCATCAGCCGAGGATTTTGCATCAATGGGGTTCACCATCAAGATACAAGTATTTGATGATCCCAACGATGCTTCCTTTTGTGGTTTGCTCTGTGCTGATGGTTGCATCATAAAAGACCCTTACAAGTTCTTAAGAACCTTCGGGTGGACTTGTAATATATCGCGTCCTTCGCATAAAATGCAAATGGCTCTGTTGCGTGCTAAGGCTCTTTCTTATCTTAATGAAGCCCCTCAATGTCCAATAACGGCCCCATTAGCCTGGTCCGCTATCGCACAAACAAATGGAGTTCAACCTAGATTCATGAATGATGGTTATCACAATGCCCAAAATATTGTCCTGCAACCTTTCAATCCTTCAATGGAAGTTCGTCAGTATTATGAGAAGAATTTCCATGTATCTGTTGCCACACAATTGGCGATGGAAGCTTTGATTTTGAATGGCAATCGTGACATAACATCTTTCTTTGAGGCAACACATGCTGATCAC